CTGAATCACCATTGCTAGAAATTATTGAAGGCCTTGAAGTTTTCAAGAGTAATCAACCAAACCAATCAATAAGTTTGGATTGTGAATTTAAGCAATCTCCGATTCATGGAGCATTCGAAGTTAAGTCGCAGCCTGCTATAGTCAATCCCAACGACAAGCGCTGCAACGGAAAACATCCATGGAAAAAATCATTGGCAAAATATGCTGGACAACCCTTGCAAATTTCACATCAAGAAAGATTACTTGGAATAAATGCAGTCAAGAATTTGTATAAAGAGGTACCAAACATTGGAGTTGTTAAAGTCTTAACTACTGTTGAGGCGATAACTGGCACAAAGAGTCAAGGATCAAATTCAATCGATCTGACAACTTCACCTGGTCTTCCTTATAAAGAACGAACTGCAATGAAAGGAAAAACAGAACACATTCGACACGACACGGCAACAAACTCTTGGCAAATATCTGATGTCATTTTTAATGATGTCGAGGAATATGAAGAAAAGTATTCAAACTTAGAAATACCTTTGAATTACAAATGCGAGTTTGTTAAACACGAACTTGTCGGACAAAATAAAATAGACGAACCTAAAGCTAGAACAGTTGGGACGGTCAATGTCATTCATTTGATATTGTATAGAAAATGTTTTGGTGATTTATCTCGTTTATTAAAATTACACAATGTAGGACGAAACCACTGCGCAATCGGAATAAATCCAGAATCTTCCGATTGGAACAACATGGCACAGAAAAACCTCGAATTTTTGGATAAGATCATATCCCTTGACGTAAAATCTTGGGAATCAATTGTTGATCTCAATTTATTGAGATCGGTGACTGAAGCTAAAATTCAGGTTATAGAAGAAGCCTATCGACGCAGAGGAGAAATACTGAACTACGACATTCGGAGAATAGCCCATGGTTTGGCGGTCGATTATATCGATTCTTTTGTTTGCTTTACTGATGTCATCATACGAAAGCGAAATGGACTATTATCTGGACACCCTGGAACTCTTGTTGAAAATTCTGATATTCATGCTTTTTTGCTGTTTATCCTTTGGATTCGTTTCATGAACGAAAAGAACGCTCGCCTAGCTACTTTTGTAGCTTGGAGACATCATATGCGTTTCATCGTAGCCGGTGACGATTGCTTGATAGCAATATCAAATAAAATCGCCTACTTCACAATAGATGATATTGTTAAAGGTTACCTTGACTTAGGATTGACAGTGACTGCAGCAGACAAGTCATTGAATTACACAACAGAGGACATAAGTAAGGTTGAATTCCTGAAGATGGGATTTAGACTTTGTATCCAAGGCTATGTTATGTACCCAAATTTGAGCATTATATATCAGCTCATGAACTGGGTCCGTAAAGGCAAGAATGATTATTTGGAACAATTTGAAACGAACGTTTTAACGGCGAT